TAGAGCTCAAGAAAATGTTTTAATGAAATATGAAGATACACTTGAAGAAGAGAAGTACACTTTCTTAAAAGACTTCTTTGAAAATCATATAGAGGAAGATGACTTTGATAAGTTAAAAGATAACTATGTAATATTAGATAGTAAAACAAATGAATGTTACTTTAGAAAAATTACTTTAGAAAGATTTCATGGTAATAAAAAAATATTTAAAAGTATTAAAGAAGCTTTAGATGTTTTAAACTGTGAGAGACTAGAGTATCATGAGGGTGTTAAGAATGTATGGAAAGTTCAGATGCCTGAGTTTGTTGAGCATATGAAAATAAAATCTAAACAAGAAAATAAAAATAAAGAGCCAACTGAAATGGATGATGACTACCACACAGGAAAATTTAGAACTTGAAAAACTTAAAAGCCTTTATAAGAAAACCATAAAGATTTTTGGACCACCAGGTACAGGAAAGACACACACTTTAATTGAGAAAGTATTAAAGGGTCATTTAAAAAAAGGTATTCTTCCTAGTGAGATGGCCTTCTTATCTTTTACTAACAAGGCGGTTAACACTGCAGTAGCTAGAGCAACAGAAGCTTTTCCATTATACTCTACAGAGGACTTCTACAGATTTAAAACATTACATACTTATTGCAGAAGATATTTTTCTGAAGATGTATTTGATCCTAAAGATTGTACAATTGATTTTGCATTACAGACTAAGATAATTAAAACAAGTGATCAAAGATTAGCTGATGATAATTTCTTATATAAAGATTGGTCTTTAGGTATATATAGTAAATCTAGAAACTTATGTGTTGAGCCTAGTGAAGCCTATAAGAGAGAGTCTTACAAAAAAGATTCATTAGATGTATTTTTTAGAAAGATAAAAACTTACGAGCATTATAAAAAACATGGCGGGGAAAAACCTTTTATAGACTTTGATGATATGATTGGTAGAGCTATAAATGAAATAGATTTCCCAGCATTAAAAGTTTTAATTATAGATGAAGCTCAGGACTTCACACCATTACAGTGGTCAGTCATATATAAGATGGCTGATAAAGTAAAAAGAATATACTTAGCTGGGGATGATGACCAAGGTATATATAAATGGAATGGTGCAGATCCAAAATACTTTACTACTTTTTTTCCAGGTCGAAAAGTAAAGTTAAGAAAGACTAGAAGATTTGGTGCAGCTATTCATAAATTTTCACAGATAATAAGACGAGGTATATTAGATAGTGAAGAAAAAGAATATGAACATACAGAGAAAGAAGGATCTGTTAAGAGCTATAGAAATTTTACTGAGATACCATTTAATGAAATAGAAGGTAGTTGGTTTATATTAGGTAGGATAAATAGTAGTGTTAATGAACTTAGGATGTTAGCTAAGGATGCAGGTTTATATTTTAAAGATAATAAAGATGTTAAATGTTTTGATGTTAAACAATGGGAAGCTATTAAAGCCTGGACACATTTAAGTAATGGTAAAAAATTAAATAAGATGCAGGCCAAAGTTATGTATCAGTATATAAGAGAACTATCTGATCCTAAATTTAGAGCAGAAAAGTTTTGGTCTAACCAACCAGACTTTCAAGAATATAATTTTAAAGAGTTAAAAGAATGGTGTGGTTTAGATTTACCAGATGAAGCCGAGACTAAACAATGGTGGTGGATACTAAGAAGAAACTTTAAGCCTAATCAAATAAGACACTTCATAAGATTACTTAAACGATATGGTCAAGCAGAATTAAATAAAGATCCAGTTATAATAATAGATACGATACACTCAGTTAAGGGGGATGAAAAGGATAATGTAGTATTGTATGGTAAAGGTAATTACCCATCATCATTTAAACATAAGAACTCTGAAGAAAAAATTAACGAAAGAAAAGTTTGGTACACAGGTTCAACTAGGGCAAGAAAAACTTTACATCTATTAAGAACTGACTATAAGTATAACTACCCATTGGGTGCAGATTATTTAATATATGTACAGGAGAAAAATGACAAACAGTGATATATTTAAAGACGATTTCCCAGAGACTAAACAAATAGGGGGCAATCATTATAAAAACTTTACCATACAACCTTACGAATTTATTTCAAAAAACAATCTCTCTTTCTTTCAAGGGTGTGTTGTTAAATATGTTTGTAGATATTTAAACAAAGATAAAATAAAAGATTTAGAAAAGATAAAACATTATTGTGATCTAGAAATAAAAAAACTAAAGGATAAAAAATAATGGGTGGCTTACAGCTTAATATGAGTTTTAAAAAACATATCTGGTCTTGTCCTTCAGAGTATAAAGATTTAACAGGGGCTACTGAAATAGCTATTGACTTAGAGACTAGAGATGAAGGTATTAATAATGGTTTAGGTGCCGGCTGGGCTTTAGGTAAAGGAGAGATTATTGGTTTTGCTGTAGCTGTAGAAGGTTGGCAAGGTTATTACCCATTCGGTCATTTAGGGGGTGGTAACATGATACCGGAACAAGTGAAAGCTTATATGAAAACTGTATGCAGTTTACCTTGTACTAAAATATTTCATAATGCTCAGTACGATGTAGGTTGGTTACAACAGGTAGGTATTAAAGTTGAAGGAGAGATTGTTGATACTATGATAGCCGCTGCATTAATAGATGAGAATAGATTTTCTTTTTCTTTAAATAATTTATCACGAGATTATTTAGGAGAGTTAAAAGCAGAGACTGATTTGAAACAAGCAGCAGCAGACCATGGGGTAGATCCTAAGGCTGAGATGTGGATGTTACCTGCAGAACATGTTGGTTATTATGCTGAACAAGATGCACGTCTCACGCTTCTATTATGGCAAAGATTTAAACAAGAGATACAGTCACAAAGTTTAACTACTGTATGGGAAATGGAATCTAAGTTACTACCTAACTTAATTAAGATGAGACAACGAGGTGTTAGAGTAGAAGTGGAACTAGCTGAAAAATTACGAACAAAAATGAGGATCCAAGAAAAAGAACTCCTATTGGCAATAAAAAAAGAATCAGGAACAGACACAGACATTTGGGCAGCACGCCAGATTGCCATAGCTTTTGATAAGCTGAAAATAGAGTACCCACGAACTGCAAAATCCGATGAGCCATCATTTACACAAAACTGGTTGGTCAATTGTCCGCACAAAATTGCTAAGTTGATTGTTCAGGCTAGAGAAGTTAATAAATTTCATAATACGTTCCTATCTTCTATCATGAAGTACCAGGTCAATTCAAGGATACATGCAGAAATAAATCAACTTCGATCTGATAGTGGCGGAACTGTGTCTGGTAGATTGAGTATGTCTAATCCAAACTTACAACAAGTCCCGGCTAGGAATAAAGAATTTGGTCCATTGATTAGAGCTCTATTCATTCCAGAAGAAGGATGTAGATGGGGTAGCTTTGATTACTCTCAGCAAGAGCCACGAATGACGGTTCATTATGCAGCAAGTATTGGAGAAGGTTATGAAGGATCAAATGAATTAGTAGAGTCTTATAAAAATTCTAATGCTGACTTCCATCAAACTGTAGCTGACCTAGTAGGTATTGAAAGAAACCAAGCTAAGACTATTGGACTTGGCCTAATGTATGGAATGGGAAAGAATAAATTAGCATTAAGTCTAGGGGTAACTAAAGAAGAAGCTGATGTTTTAATTAGTAAATACAATAGGAAGGTACCTTTTGTTAAGATGTTATCCGATAGATGTATGAGTACAGCCAGTGAAAAAGGAGTGATCCGTACTAAGAAAGGTCGTAAGTGTAGATTTGATAAGTGGGAAACAAGAGACTTCGGTTTACATATGGCAGAAACATTTGATAATGCTGTAGCTAAATATGGTAGAGATGGAATTAAAAGAGCTTACACCTACAAAGCTTTGAATAGATTAATTCAAGGTAGTGCTGCTGATCAGACTAAACAAGCTATGCTAGATTGTGTAGAAGGTGGTGATCTACCTATCTTACAAATACATGATGAGCTTTGTTTTAATATAGAGAGTGGTGCAAAAGGAGAAGAGCAGATAAAAAGAATTAAAGATACTATGGAGAATACAATAGAATTTAAAGTTCCATTTGTTGTAGAGTATGGTATTGGCAAATCTTGGGGAGATGCTAAGTAAGTGTTTATCAGAGGACTAGAACCAGAAGCTTGGTGTGGTGGTTTATTTGATGGAGAGGGATGTGTTCAATATAAAAAAGATTATCCTAAAGGTGGCCATAAGTATAAATGGAGAGTATCAATGGAAATTAATATGGTTCACTTAGATCCTATTGCAGAGTTTCAAAGAATAATTGGTGTAGGTACAATTACACATAAAGCTAATTTAGGATTTAGTAGAAAAGATCAATGGCGTTGGAGATGCTCTCATCAGAAAGCTTTGATAGCTGCTAAGAAAATTGTTAACTTTACTATTGAGAAAAAGCCAAAACTGTTAGCTATAATTAATCATTACGAATTTGGGCAGACAAATACTCTA